GATGTGACAAGCGACACACCGAAATCGGGAATGAATCGGGCGCCGCGGCGTTCTACCTGACACACCACACCGAACGAGGAGAAAATCCATGAATGTGAATTTCGTCACCGCGCTCATTTCTATCGCCCGTCAGATTTCGACCGTTTGGCCGAATCACGCCGAACTCGTCGGTGTGACATGGGTCACACGTGACATCGATGGTCCCGCGATCGGGTCGGACGACACTGGCGAATTTCGGCGCATGAACGCACCCGCGGCGCCCGCGGCGCCCGCGGCGCCCGCGCTGGGCGCGCTCAGCGTCGGCGATACGCTCGAAAACGGCGCCCGCGTACTGGCACACCGAAACAAGCGTTCTGGCGAAAAAGTGGTGCTCGCGGCATTCCACGACGACTATGTGACATGGGTCACCTACAACCACGGTCGCGGGTGGGAGTGCGAGTCGGGTCACTATTTCGAGAATCACGCGGAAGCGATCCACGATTTCGCCCAACGCGCTTCACGCTGAGCGCTCAGCGACTCGCGGCGCCCGCGCCTAGCGCGGGCGCCGCGGCGCGTCGCGGGACGCTCAGCGGACGCTCAGCGGACGCTCAGCGAAAAGTGACGACCGTCACACCGAGGGGGGTAAGTGACCGACGTCACACCACGCCGACGAACCAGGGACGTCAGGCCAACTTTCTGGCTACCGCAAGTTTTCGACCCTCAAGTAAGGCAACATTGTTGCCATAGGCCAACTTTGTAGCGACCGCCAGTTTTCGACCCTCAAGTAAGGCAACATTGTTTCCAGAGGCCAACTTTCCGGCGACCACCGATTCCCCGGACCTCGGCATCGACCACTCTCGCCCCAGCTCCTGGTAATATAGTTGCCATGCGACATCAACTCCTGGCGATCTCGATCGCGATTCTCCTGAATTTTTTCTTCATCCGCCTCACCTACTACTTGTAAAGAAAGTTGACATGCTTCTCCTCCTCCCGTCCAGGACCATCAACCTCGACCACGTCGTCGAGATCTACATGGCCCGCATCGACGACGAGACGTTCGCCCTCGTCGGTGTCCTGCCCTGTGTGGATACCGACGGGAAGCCGGTCGAGATACTCCTGGAGGCGAACGTATCGGTGAACCTGATACAAGCCGACCTCTACGATCTCACCGAAGCGATGGCCCGCGGCACACGCTCCCGAAGGAAATCAGTGATCGATTGGAGGAATCGAGAATGAAAGCTGGTAACATAGTTTCCATGACCAACGACGAAGAACCAACCCAAGCCCCTCAGACAATCGACCGGAACAAGGTCGTGCTGGGAGCAGCAGCGACAGGAGCTGTTCTCCTTCTCCTGACCTTCGGCCTGGTGTCTATCGGAGGTGACCTCACCGATGCCAGGGATGAAGTCCAGACCCAAGCCTCCGAGATCGAGACCCAAGCCTCCGAGATCGAGACGCTTGACGATCAGGTTGGCAAGCTCTCCGGCGTCAACGACGACCTCGACATCAAGGTCACTGACTTGGAGTCCAGCCTGGAATCAGCAAGGGATGAACGGGACGACGCCGAGGAGCGAGCACAAGCCTGCGAGTCGCTTCCGCAGGACGTGTATCTACTGATTGAGTGGGTCACCGAGTACATGGATTGGGCAACACTGGTTCGTACTAATCCCGCTGCTGCCGTGGCCCAGGGTGATGGACTCCTTGATGACCAAGAGCGAGTCCTGGCCGCTCTGGCCGAAAGCGTGATCGACTGCGGCGGAGGATCACCGCTGACGACATGACCGCACGGCTGTTCATGGACCCGGAGACAGGCCGACAGATCCTGCTCGACCCAGACGACTGCCCCGACGTGAAAGGCCGACCGATGACCCCTGAACCCGCCGACGTGACCGCTGGACATCTCCCCCGAGGAAAGGTAGTTTCCAACCCATGTCTGATCTGACTCCCATCGAACTTCTGGTGCTCGCGTTCGCGTCCTACCGGATCACCCGCTTTTTCGTCCTCGACTCAGTGCTCGGGTACTACCCCGGCGAGGTCCCTGGCGATCCGGAGAAGCGAGGCACGTTCGTCCGAGCGTGGCTCGACCGGCTTCTCTACGATGAGAACGGCCACGACCTCGGACCGATCCGAGGATGGGTCGGAAGCCTCCTGTCGTGCTCCTGGTGTTTCGGCGTCTGGGTGTCGGTGGCGGTCTGGTGGGCGTACACCCAGTCCGGCTGGGGCTGGGTCGACGAGGCCGTAGTGATCGCCGCTATCGCCGGTGGTCAGGGATATTTGGCGAGCCGAATGAACGCATGATGTCCGGCGTCGGTGATGTTCCGTTCGGCCGGTGCCGTTCCTGCACAAAGAGGACCTGGCCCTGGCTTGGACGCTGCGCTCGATGCTGGGGTACCCGTGACCCGAGGTTCACTCCGCCGAAGAATCGTCGATGGAGTTGGTATGTCTGACGACTCTGCCGACTTCCTCCAAGCCCAGGCCCGCTCCTACCGGCAACACAACGGCCTACCCGATGATGCTCCGCTGTCGCTACGCGGCCCTGGCCGAGCGATGATGACGGCATCGGGCACGATCACCCTCGACCAGGCCGAGGAACTCTTCGACCTCATCGAGCAGAACCCGTGGCGTTTCCCGGACATGCCGAAGTCTCGTCTCCGTCGGTTCCTGGATCGGTTCCTCTGGTGGCCGTAGGTCTCCGTTTCGGAGGCGAGCCGGACTGGTACACGCCCCGCCACGAGTTTGTTCGGCCAGACAAGCGGGACGCCGAGTGGGTCGAGATGTTCCCCTACCTATGGAACGCCTGCGAGTTTCCGGAGCGCCCCCTCGACACAGCCTGCTTCTTCGCTGTCGGCTCCGACCCAAGCTGTCCGGCCTGTGAGATCTCGTGGGAGGCTCAGGGCTGTCCGCGCCCGGCGCCGCTCCCGCCGATCCCGGACTACTGGCTCGCCAACCCCCTACGCTGTCCAGCATGAAGATGTTCCTCACCTGCGCTGACAAGGTCGGCTACGTCCGGGCGAAGAAGTACGGGCATCCTCATCGCCGCCGGTTCTCCACGGCCGACGAGGCGAGGTCGATGATGTGGAAATGGGAGTCGACGTTCCAGGGGCGCATCCTCTATTTCGAGGTCTGCACGGCTTGTGAGGGATTCCACGTCTTCTCGAAGAAGGACCCTCGTGTCTGAGACTCGCATCTACCGGATCGAGAAGGGATCGATGGTCGTCATCCCCCACTCTCTCGACGAGGTCCAGATCGTGGAGCTTCAGGTCGAGCTACAGCGTGTGGCCGGACACGACCGGTTCTTGGTCATGTTGGAGCCGCCGGGTGGCGACGTCGAAGTGCTCGGCCCGGCCGACATTATCGCCGAGCTTGCCGAGCAAGGGATCGTCGGCTCAGGGGAGTCGTAGCGTCGGCTGCTTGTCGTCGGGGGCGTCCTCACGACTGCGGCGCTTCCATCCCCGCCAAGACCTCGACCACGGTGTAGCTCGGAGACGCATCACTTTGTCCCAGCTGACAGGCGCTACGGCACGGACGGCCTCGGGGATTTTGTCCGACGTCCAGCACTCGTAGCAGACCCAGGCATCGTTGCCGCCCATCGTGATCTCCAGGTCGGCTGGGTAGCCTTTGGATCCACAGAGACTGCATGGCGGGTAGGGGCCATCGACGACGCCGAGCATCCCCACTTCGCCTTCCGCAGTTCCGAACTCGGGCATGTCGGGTCGGTCCATGCCAGGGAAGGCTAGCGCGACCGCGGCTACTATCTTGCCTATGGGCCTCTCCTTCCGCGATCAGCTACTGCTGCTCAACGACGAAGAAGTCACCGAGTTTTTCGCATCGCAGGGCGATGATGTGGCAGAAGCCATCATGAACGATGCCTGGTGGACTATCAGAAGGCCAGAGCAAACGCCACCAGACGGTGAGTGGGTGGGCTGGTACATAAAGGCGGGGCGAGGTTTCGGAAAGACCAAGACTGGATCGGAAACCATCAAAGAGAAATATGAAGACATCTCCCCGCAGATCAAGGGCGGCTTCCGGTGCGCCTTGGTTGGCCCGACGATCGCCGACGTGCGTGGGACAATGATCGAAGGTGAGTCGGGCCTTCAGTTCGTCATCCCTCCCGAGATGCTTCGCGACGGAGACTGGGAGAAGGCCTATAACCGGTCGCTGTCGGAGATCCACCTGGCCGACGGCGGCATCATCAAAGGCTATTCGTCGGAGAAGCCCCGCTCTCTCCGTGGCCCGCAGTTCCACTTCGCCTGGGTCGATGAGCCAGCGTTCCTCCGCGATGCCCATCTCGGCACCGAGGAGGACACGACATGGTCGAACCTCATGCTGGGCCTACGGCTCCCCCCTGACCCCCGCGTTGTCGTCACCGGCACACCAAAGAACAATGCTCTGACGAAAGAGATGGTGGCTGACGAGTCGATCGTCGTCACCACCGGCTCCACCTACGACAACCTCGACAACCTCTCCCCCCAGTTCCGAGACCGGGTCGTCGCTCGCTACGAGGGCACCCGCCTCGGGCGTCAGGAGCTGCACGGCGAGATCCTCGACGACTCAGGCTCGATGTTCACCCCCGGGTGGTTCATCCATGTGGATCGCCCCCCGATAGAGGTCTCGTCACGCATCCGGTTCTGGGACCTGGCCGCCACCGAGCCGTCATCGTCGAATTCGAATCCGGACTGGACGGTCGGCGCCCTCGTTTCGATCACGAGAGGGTCCAATCTGTACTGCATCGAGTCCGTGGTCCGCTGTCGCCTGTCTCCCGGCAAACGTGACGACTTCATCCGACGTCGAGCCATAGACGATGGTCCGAAGGTCGTCCAGTGGATCGAGCAGGAGTTGGGCGCGGCAGGGAAATCGGTGGTCGCCACGATCGCCCGGCAACTCGACGGGATCTCTCGGGTGAAGGGTCATTCTGTGACGGGGACGAGCCGAGGGAAGCACAGTTTCGGAATCGAAGGGAAAGCGTCGGAGGCGAAAATCATCCGGGCTGAGATGTTCGCTTCGGCTGCTGAACAGGAGCGAGTGACGATGGTCCGAGCCGATTGGAACGACGATTTCATGGACGAGGTCCTGATGTTTCCGAACGGCAAGAAGTTCGATCAGGTCGATGCTGTTTCGTCGGCTTTCCAGGTTCTCGCCGGGAAAGGGTCGGGTCGCGGCTATGCGGTAGCCCCCGGCGTCGGGCGTCAGATCGTCGTAGCGTCCTGATGAGGTCATCGTCGCATAGCACGCAGCGGTCTAGGATGCGGGCATCTTCCGGAGGTAGCTCGTGCGGGTAACGCCATCACAATCAATGGAGTCCCGCCGACCGGCCAGGGCTGAGATGACGGTACGGGTATCACCCGACCCAGCGCGGGGGACGAGGGCGAAACTTCGAAAGGCCGACGAGATCCCCCGCGACGCTCGCGATGTCGTCACGAGGACGGCGGATTGGCAGCGATCGGCCTATGACCTTTCGACCCTCGTCGGACAGGTTGGCAAGGTCCACCACATGCGGGCGAACACGGTGTCCGCCTGTGACATTCGTCCGGTCTACACGGATCCCGAGACGGGCAACGAGTGGACCATGTCGGAGCTGTTGTCTGGTCTCGGCGAAGACGAGAAGGACACTCCGCAACGTCAAGCACTTCGCGATCAAGCTCTTGCGGTGAAGCGGGTCCACGATGCGTTCGTCGCTCCGCTGGGTGGTCGCAAGGAGCTGCTCCGCAAGGCGTCCCTGAACCTGAGTATCGGCGGCGAGTCGTTCCTCGTCGGCTCCCCGACAGAGATCGATGTTCCCAACGACGACTCGCCGGGCCTCGTCTGGGAGTTCCTCAGTCCACTCGAAATCGACCCCGACAAATACGGGACAATCACCCGCAAGCGCGCCGGACATCAGGGCATCACGATGAGCGGTCGAGAGGAACTCGGCAAGGGCGAATACATCGCTCGTATCTGGAACTCGGCCACCGACTACTCGGAGCTGCCCGAGTCGGGAATGCAGCGAGCACTACCTGACTGTCGGTCCTACCTGAAGCTCCGGGCCATCATCGACGCCTCGGCCGATTCGCGCATCCCCGCCGGTGTCGTCAAGGTCCCTGAAGGACTCGACGCCGTTGGAATGCCACAGGATTCCGACGACCCCAACGAGGAGGGTGCCCGCCCCTTCACCGAAGCATTCGTCGAACATCTCTCATCAGCGTTCGAGGACCCCGGATCGGCCTCCCGACTCCTGCCCATCTTTGCTGTAGGCGACCCAGACCTGCTCAAGGGTCTGGAGAAGATGGAACTCGGTGACGAGCAGAACGCCGAATGGGCGTCGGCCCTTCGTCAAGAAGTATTGACCTACATCTCCCAGGACCTCGACATCTCCCCCGACATGATGACGGGGAAAGGTGAACTCAATCACTGGTCCGGGTACTCGTCTGACGCTGAGTACAACTCGAAGTGGGTCATTCCTCAAGGCGAGTTCATCAGCTCGTTCTCCACCGTCGCCTACCTCCATGCCATGCTCGAACTGTTCGAGCAGTGGGACGCTGGGAAGTACCAGAACTGGCGGTATGTCTTCGACGCATCGACGATCACCGCACGCGCCGACAAGGGCGTGACGGCGACTCGTCTCGGTGACCGAGGCCAGCTGGCCGAGGAAGCCGTTGTGCTGGCGAACGGGTTCACGCTCGCCGACATGCCCAATGACGAAGAGCGACGGATCAAGGTGCTCAAGGATCTGATCGCAGCGAACGCCGCACTGGCCCCTCAGTTGCTGCCGTTGATTCCCGGCTTCGAAGACATCGTGCTCGTGGACGACTCCCGTCCCGGCGGCATCCCACCGGCCCCACCGGCTGCCGACGAACCAACTGGCCGGTCTGGAGGTGATCCCGAATCGGGAGGCCGGGAACCGCTCCCCCCTGTTCAATCGGTTCCCGGCACTCCAAACGCTGACGCCTCGATCATCGACAAGATCGTCGTAGCGTCCGACGCCGCCATCGACCGTGCCCTGGAGAAGGCCGGGTCGCGCGCCGTCTCCCGGATCAACCTGAACAAGATCGATTCGTCGAAGCTCCCGGCAGCAGATCGGCTACGCCTCGACAAGTCGAAGGCTCTCTCGTCTCTTGGCCCGGCAGACTTCTCCGCTCTCGGCGTCACCCCCGAGCAGCTCCTCGATGGGGCATGGGATGACCTCGCCATGAAGGTTCGAGGCTGGGTCCAGCCGTGGGTCGTAGCCCGGTGCGGGTTCAACGGCGCCGCCTCGGTCGATGTGGCCCGGAACATATCTGAAGAGTTGTGCGCGCGCCTCCAGACGATCACTCTGGCCGATCGAGGCACGCGCCTCTACGACGATGGCATGAAGATCCCTCCGTCCGTAGTAGTGGCCGCTCTCGAAACGGCTGCTCCAGTGAAGTTCTGATCCATGCCCTGGTCGATCCATCAGAACGACGGTGGCTGTCCTTCTTCGAAGCCGTGGAGTGTCCGCAAGGACTCCGATGGTGAGCTGGAGGGGTGCCACGAGACCCGCGAGAAAGCGGCCCGTCAGATCGCCGCGCTGAATGCCTCGGAGAGCGGACAAGAGATCCGTGAGGCCGCAGCACAGGCGAACGCCGAAGAGTCGTTTGCCCCGGCCTTCGACAAGGTGCTCGATGCGACTCGGGGGGCTGCCAAGAACACGATTCTCGTAGGCGATGTGACGTTGGCTTGGGACGAATCTGTGGCCGAGTTCATCGGGGCCGAGGCGGAACGCCAAGCTCAAATCATGGTCGAGGTCTCGGCGGCGAACAACGACCTGGCTCCGAATTCAGTGACCGCCCAGCAGGTGAGCAACGTCGCCACAGAACTCGTCGAAGGAGTCGGGCGGTACTCGCAGCTACTCGAAGCGACCGTCTTCAAGGCGCAGGTCAAGGATCCGACCATCTCGATCGGCGACGCCCTGGAGAAGGTCCTCGCCACCGACCGGGTCGACCGGCTGGCCGAGGCGCTCACCGTCCATCTCCGCAACGGCATCGAGGATCTGATGCTGACGGTCGCGTCTACGACACTCGTCGCCGGTGCAGCCTCTGACCCGTTCTCTCGGCGCAAGTCGTGGATCACGATGCTCGACCAGAAGGTCCGGACCGCCCACGGGAGTCTCCACGGGACTTCAGTGCCTACGTCGGGTGTCTTCATCGTTGGTGGGTTCACCGCCCGCTATCCCGGAGACCCGAAACTCCCCGCATCGATGAGGATCAGCTGCCGCTGCTTCTTGATACGAGGAGATGACGTGAACGCCGACAACGACAGCGAGGTGGCTGATGTTGTCGGCGAGATGATTGCTCTACGGCGCCAGAAGATCGCCGCCGCCCGCCGCCTCCGGTCTGAGATCGTGGTTCGCAACGACATCCCTGATGGGATCTCGGCCGAAGCTGTCGAGGAGAGACTGCTGCCAGATTCAGTCGTCGAATCGATCAACAATGGAGGCCTCCGTGGTCTCATTTCGGCACTCGAAGGGAACCCGAGCAGCGCCGATCTGATTGGGATCCTGTTCGGTTCTGAACTGTCGATCCGATCGAATGAACGATCAAATCCCACGTCTGAGGTATTGTCAGGCTGGAAACCCAAGGAGATCGCCACCATGAGTGAAGATTCGACAGCACTTCTCGAAGAGCCGACCAGCACAGAAGAGTGCGGATGCCAGCATCCCACTGAGGCTCCGACGGAGCTTGCTCACGACGATGTCATCGTCGTGGTTGAGGAAGAAGATGACGTCGAGGAGGAAGACGATGGTCGCCCCTTCGCTTCTGAGAACGCCGCTCGCGCTGCTGCTGGTGACTTCGACGCTCGGGCCGTACTCGTCGTCGAAGGCATCGAGTCGGGTGACCGCCGTCGCATCGCCCGAGGTGCCCTGGAATTCCGCGACCTCCCCCTTCCCCTGATGCTCCAGAAGGTGAACTCGGCCGCCGGAGGCCACGACGGATCTGTCGTCGCTGGATCGATTTGGACGATCGAACGAGTCGGTGACGAAATCGTCGCCGGGATCATCTTCGACTCAGGCGAAGACGGCCAAGAAGCCCGACGCCTTGTCAAAGAGGGCACGATGCGGGGCGTCTCCGTCGACCTCGACATGCTCGAAGCCGACATCGAGGTCGACGAGGCTGGCGGTCAGCCCCGGATGCTGATGACCAAAGCTCGGGTCATGGGAGCCACGATCACTCCGTTCCCGGCCTTCCAGGAAGCGTTCATCGAGGTCCTTGAAACGGCGCTCGTCGCCGGAGCCATCGACTACCTCGCCTTCGAAGCCGACCATGCCGCCCTGTTCGGCGACCGGGAGTCCCTCAGCGTGTGGAAGACCAACATCCCCCTCAACATCACTCTTGACGAGGAGACAGCTCCATTGGTCGCTTCGGGCAACGTCGTTTCGTTGCCTTCGAAGGCGCCGACCAAGCCCCCCTCGGCATGGTTCGCCTTCCTCCCCGAACACGACGCCTACTATGACGCTCGGCGCGAGCCGGATGGACGAGTCCACGGATACGTGTCCGACTGGTCGACCTGCCACATCGGTTTCAACGACCGCTGCACCCGGGCACCCCACAGTCGAGAGGACTATGGAAGGTTCAAGCGCGGTGGTGGCGTCTTCACGGCCGAAGGTAGCCGGTACAAGACCGGCGTCATCTATGTTGGGTGCGGTCACGCTGACCTTCGCCTGAATTGGGAAGCGGCGATGGACGCGATGTCGAACGCCGGTCACGCCGTTGCCGACGTCGTCCCGTATGAGACCGAGCATGGGATCTATGTCGCCGGGTCGGTCCGCCCGTCGGCGACCGATGCCCAGCTGCGGGCGTTCGACTGCCAGAAGATCTCCCCCGACTGGCGTCCAATTGACGGTGGCATGGAGATGGTCGGCCTCGTGGTCGTCAACACCTCCGGGCTGATTCCTCCGGCACTCGTCGCCGCCGGACTCGACGCAGGCTGCACTGTCCCCGCAGACGGCCGTGCTCGTATCGAGTGGAACTTCGAGACCGATGAGCCGATGGCGATGGTCGCCGTCGGGATGCACGTCGACCCCGAGCCAGAGGTCGAAGCCACCGTCCCTCTCGCCGAATACGAGGCGCTCGAAACCCGCCTCAACGGTGTCGAGAAGTTCCTGGCTGCGTCACGAGCCGAGGCGGCGGCGTCTCGCATCCCAGCCCCTCCGGCACCTCCGAAGACGGCCGCCGACGGTGTCGCCGCCCTGGAGCGGATCGCGGAGTTGGCTACCTCGCGCCGATCTGAGGGATGACCCTCAATGCCCGAATGGGAAGAGCTGGGTAGAGCCATAGTTCTGCTGGGTGCCGTTGTCGCCGCCCTCCGCTTGATGCTGACCCCCTTATTTCGGGCGGCTCATCGAGTCTCGATGGCTATCGAGAAGGTCCTGGAGAACGAGATGAAGATCAACGGTATCCACGGGAAACTCGGTGAGATCTCGGATCGCATTGGGATGAACGGTGATGATCGGTCGCTCGTGCAACGGCTGGACGACTTCCAGATGGACAACGATGCTCAGCACTCCAAGGTTGCCTACACCATCAATTCACACGCCCTCGACGATCAAGCCATGTTCGAGGCGATGTCCGATTGGGCAGAGGAGACTTCGGGTAAGAGGATCAAGCTGCCGAAGCCCCGCTATGTACCAATCGACGAGACCTGAAAGGGATCACACGCCGTGACGACCATCTACACATCGGGCTACAGCAACACTCAGGCCGCACTCGACGCATTACCGGCTCACGGCGGACGCGTCATCCATGACGGCGGCAACGAAACGGTCACCTCCACGATCGAGGTTCCGTCAAACACCACCCTCGAATGTGCGTCGGGGTCGTTGTGGACGTTAGGCGCAGCAGTCGAAACGCATCTGATGGAACTCATAAACGTCTCCGACGTGACACTCGTCAACCCGCAGATCGACGGCAACAACGCAGGCCAAGAGGTAGCAGCACACTGCCTCCGGCTCGACAACGTGACCCGCATACAGATCCTGGGCGGCCACATCCGGGACAGCGAGTCGTATTGCATCGGAGCGCAAGGCGGCACGATCGACACGCTGTTGATCGAAGGCACCCTCATCTCCGACTCTGGTGAAGACGGCATCGACATCAAAAACCCGAACTCGGAGAACCGTCATATTCGGATCGTCAATGTTGTCGTTGAACGGTTCGGGACAGACGGCAACTCTCAGAAAGCCGGACTCGATATTCGTGGCGTCGGCACGCTGGTCACCGGCTGCCAGGTCACTCCAGATGTCAACGCTGACGGACCCGATTGCATCCGTCTCCGTTACGGCCAAGCAGGTGTTGAAGCCGACCCGTGGGGTGACGGAGGCCACCAGTCGATCATCTCGAACTGTCACGTCAACGCCAACGGCGTAGCGACCGTTACCGGATTCAACATTGGCGGAGACAACGCCACCGTCGCCAACTTGGTTGCGGTCGGGTGTGACCAAGGTTTCCTGTTCACCACCGACCATGCGGTCGCTACCAACCTGACCGCTATCGACTGCCGCAAGGCCGTGTTCATCAAAGCCAACAACTGTCTGATCCAAAACTTGATCGGTCTTGACTGCACCCTGATGGGTGCCCGTATCTACGGGTCGAACAACCGGATCGAAGGCGGACGGTTGACCGGTGTCGGGTCCGGGACGAAAGGCTTCTACTTCAAGCCCGGAGCAGCGAACAATCGGATGTTGGACGTACTCGCCTCCGGGTTCACCTACGACTACCTGCCTGGCGGTATCAACAACATCATGCAGATGCTCGATGGCACCGCCCTCTGAAGGGGCCACTGGCATCCTGATTCTCCCCTCGGACTCCCTCCGCAATCTCTCCTGGAGGCCCTGATGCCGCTCATCCTCATGCACCTTCCGAAGACCGCGGGGGACAGTCTGCGCGCCGCTGCCAGCTCCCAGTACACGCCCGACGAGCACCTTTACCTGAAGGGGTCATCGTCGAGGAACATGCTGAAGATGGCCGAGGGCATCCCCATCGAGATTCGAGACCGGGCGAAGCTCGTGTCGGGTCACGGGCGATGGGGAATCCACCAAGCCTTCACCCAGGAGAGCCAGTACGCCGTGGTACTCCGCCATCCGGTCGACCGGATCGTCAGCCTCTACCAGTGGCTGACCGACAACCCTCGCCCGAGGACTGACCGGCTGATTCGCCCAGGCTTCGAGAAGTTCGCTCTCGGGACGTCTTTGGCCGACGTCGACAATGGGATGACCAGGCTCTTGTGTGGGCACCGCCAGGTCGCTGGGGATGAGATGCACGCGCCCGTCACTCCGGAGGACTTTCAGGTGGCTTTCAATCGACTACGGGTCATGTCTTTCGTTGGTATCGCCGGAGATCTACCCGGCTTCATCGAGAGGTTGGCTGAAGGTCGAGGATGGTCCGAGGTCCCACAGATTCCACATCGCCACAGGTCGACGACAAGACTCGATGTCCCCACCCGAATTCTGTCGAAGGTGGCGGAGCGGAATCGGTGGGACATGATGCTCTACGAAGAAGCCGTCACACTATCCGGCGCTTGACCCTGTATCTCTTGGGCAACACCTTCTTGGCCCAGCCGCCGTACCGGGCGCCCGCCCGGTCTCGGTAGAACGCAAGCTCCTTCGAAGGCCTCTTCGATCTCGTGTACCAGGGGATGTGTCGGGCGATATAGGGGTGCCCGAGACGGACCGCTGGATTGGTGCGCAATTGGTCGAATTGATCCTCGCGGTACAGGGCCATGACCGAGTCGATGGGGGCGAAGAAGCCAGCATCGACCTTCAGCTTGTCGTCCCAGAATTGCGACTGACGTTCGATGACCTGCTGCTTGTGCTCGTAGTAGTCGGGTAGGTCGTCGATGGCGAGCGACGGGCCGACCTTGACGAGCTTGGGGTCAGCGTCGAGAACTTCAGAGCAGCGATCGAAGAGATCGAAAGGGCACTCGGCGATCGGTTCAATGTCAGGGTCGGTGACTACGAACCGTCGTCCCTTTGCGTACTTGGCGATGACATCGCGCTTCCAGGGTCCTCGTTTGCCGATGTTCTCCCCGAGCCGGATGACGGTGTGAGGCGTTTTGGCGTAGTAATCGAGGAGCGGCGGGTAACGGCTGTCGTTGTCGATCAGGTAGATCTCGGTCTGTCCAGACTTCTCCAGCCATGCGACGGTTCGCTTGAGCCAAGTCACGAGATCTCGACAGATGATGAAGACCGGGTATTGCTCGGTCACTTCGGGACCAACCGGAACCACGAGCGTTTCTCGGGGTGCTGGGGCTTCAAGGCGGTGACCTTGTAGTCCGAGGCGACCTCACGCAGAACGGTGCCTTCGAGATCTTCGAGATCGATGGTGATCCAGGCTTCGCCTCGGTCGAGGGAGAGGCCCCTGTCGAGGGCGTCGACGAACGCTTCGATGTTTGTCGAGTCGATGACCCCGTCTGCGAGGACGAAGTCCGGCTCAACGTGGGGCCACTCTTCGTAGAAGTCGAAGTCGTCACGCTGGGTAAACCGGACACCCTTCTTCGAGATGAGGCCAGGGCCTACCTCGTGCATGACTCCGGCGGTGATGAGTTCCCCGTTCGGCTCCAGGCCGAGGTAGTGCGCCAGATCGAGGTAGGGGATCAGGAGCTTCCCAGCTCTCAAGCATCCGCACCCGACGTCGACCAGGATGTGGTGCTCACGAAGGCCCCCTAGTCCGGTGAGGACGTTGAATTGGTGCGCTCCGACGATGTCGAAATCTCGGATGCGTCCGACCCTGGCCCGCCACTCGTTGTGCTGCATGTTGCCAGAGTAGTGGACGATGTGGTCCCAAGAAAGGTAAGGAAGGTTTCTTTCCGTTAGGGTGTCACTCATGCCGAAAGCCTTCGTCGTATTGGGAATGCACCGATCCGCTTCGAGCCTTGTCGCCGGTGGACTGCACAAGATGGGGGTATGGATGGGTGACCGTCTCCTCGGGAAGAGGAAGTCGAATCCGAACGGCCACTTCGAAGACCTCGATCTGCTCCACTTCAACGACGCCATCCTGAAGGCTGCCGGAGGCACCTGGCGCGACCCACCAACCCCGGAAGCCATCGCCGCGGTCACCCCCGAGTTCACCCACATGGCTCGGCAAATGATGAAGATACGAGATTCGGCAGGGCACGGGCTGTGGGGATGGAAGGACCCTCGCACTGCCCTCACCTTCCCCGTCTATGAGCCGTACCTCGGAGACGACGCTCACCTCGTCGTCATCCTTCGTCGCCCCGTCAACGTCGCCCGCTCTCTCAAGAGCCGGAACTCGATACCCATCAAGAACGGGGTCGGTCTCGCTGATGCCTACAATCGACAGATCCTGACAGCGGCCGCCCGACACGTCGGCCTGGAGGTAACCTTCCGATGAAGAACGCATGGATCGACGGCGAGCCAGATGTGGTCGATGAGTCGGTCTTCACGAAGGGATGCCAACTGGGGTTCCATTCCTGGAACGGCTGGTCCCCCGAGCGGGAGTTCTGCGAAGGCGCCGCCGAGATCGTCGGCCAGCTCGACCCGGAGGTCATCATCGAGACGGGCGTCGGACAGGGGTTCACCACGCGCCGTGTCCACGAGGCACTCCCTGAGAACTCCACCTACCTGGCCTTCGAGGCAGACCCCCGGATGTACTCCCAGATTCCGACCGGCGACTTCCCCGCCATCCAGTTCTGCGAAGGTCACCCGACGGCTCAGGACTACGAGTCGGCGGATCTTGTCATCTTCGACTCACTCGGGAAGTTGCGCCGAGGAGAGATGAGACTCTGGGCGTCCTCGGCGCAGAAGAACTCCTACATCCTCTGTCACGATGCCGACCTCAGCCGACCAGGCACGCCGCATCATCGGAACGCCAAGCTGATCCAACGACTCAAGCTACGAGGCGTCTGGACCCCGAACCCCCGCGGCGGATTCTTCGGGCAACGCTGACCGCCAGAGCACGTAGCTGTCATCGACCGCCTCATGCCTCTCGACCCTTCCGAGTTCCCTGACGAGACGGCGAGGCCTCACGGCCTCCCACTCCTCATCACCCTTCGAGAAGCGGAGGTCCTCCCGGCGCCGTCCGAACGTGTGGATGTCATCGACGAGGATGATGTCGGCGTAGGGGCGCTCCGTGACGTATGCCAGCTCGGACCAGAGAGGGAACTTCGACTTCGCCACCGGCGGGTCGGTCTTGCAGAAGTGAGCGTCGAGGTTGATGACGACGGGCTGTCGGAGGTCAGCGAGGACCTTCGGGAGTACTTTCGCCGAGTCGCCCTCGAAGATCGTGACCCGGTCCATGCCGTTGAACCGGTCCCGATTCACCTGCGCCCAATGGGGCGCCAGCTCGATCCCGTAGCAGACGTCGAAGACTTTGGAAGCTATGGCAAGTTGGTTGCCCTTCCAGAGTCCCGTCTCGATGTAGACGCTCGGACCATCGCTGTCTCCGAGGATGGACCTAAAGTGTGCTGCCGAGAGAGTTCCCATACGGAAACAGGGTAGCCAGTGATTGAGGGTCGAGAGCAGATCGTCGCCATTCCGATGCGTGACTACCACCCCCTCACCCGACACGTTCTGAATCGTCTCGTCGATGACGGCGAGGCTGACCAGATCGTCATCTTCAACAACGACACCCGGACCGTTGGCGGGATCAAGTGGCTGGCCTCGGTGAGGGACGGAAAGTACGGGGACCACGTCGAGGTGCGGGACCGATCCGGTGACGGCATCATCCACCCGATGTGGAACGAGGCATGGAGCGTCGCTCTCGACCATCCGGGGTCGGATCTCACGATCCTCAACAACGACATCACCCCACCCGAAGGGGTGATCGGCCACCTCTCCCGCGCCCTCCGTCGAGGGGTCCTCCCGGAACGGTACGACTCGCTCAAGCCATTCAAGCGACCCGGCGTAACCGACGGCTGGAAACCTTCTGACGACGTGTGGGCCGTGTTCCCTGACTACCGGAAGGACGCTGAGAAGCATCCTGTGAAGGTCTCGGACCCTCCGAGGATCACGCCCACGGTGGGGACGATGCGCAAGAAAGGACTCTCCGGGTTCTGCTTCATGATCGCCCCCGAGATGCACGACGTCGCCGGTCTACCGTTCATCGACGAGAAGTTCCGTTGGTACTGCGGTGACGGCGACCTCGTTCAACAGATCCAGTACCTCGGGGCCACCTGCGCTCGGGTCGAAGGGCTGCCCCTCGGCTGGCAGAAGCGGACGACGTCCCACAACGACCGGAACAAGAAGTGGGTCTCCAAGCTCGGTCATCAAGACCTCGCCTACTCGCGTCGCAAGTTCACGAACGGTGGCTCGTTCCCACTCTGGAGGAAACGATGGGGATGAACGAGACGATCGAAGCATGGGAGAGAGCTGGGCAAAGTGACGCTGCACGAAGGTTTATCGCCCCGACCGACAACTACGACGGCTCCGGTGAACGTCGGGCCAAGCAGCTCGCCGATCTCGTTGGCCCTCACCCAAGATGGTCGGTCCTCGACTTCGGTTGCGGAGACGGCCGCGTCACCCGAGAACTCCACTGGTACTTCGGAGAGGTGTGGGGCGCGGACGCCAGTCGGTCGATGCTTGATCGGTTCGAGTCCCTCTGTGACCTTTCGACTATTCAGTGGGACGGCACTGACCCATCCATCGTCGACCACCTCCAGTTCGACCTCGTCTGCTCGTTCCTCTGCCTCACCCACCATCGTTCGAAAGATCGGTCCAAGATCTTGAAGGGCCTCGCTTCGGTGATGAAGCCGAGCGGGATTATGGCGATCCAGATTCCGCTCTACGAGGTCGCGACAGAGCCGTCAGGATGGACTTCGGTGGGAACCTGGACCCCTCAACAGTTCGAGAAGGCCGCCGAGAATGCTGGCCTCAAAGTCGTGGAGATGCACACGAATCCGGGGCGCTGGCGTAAAGGGCACGCCGGTCCTCACCACGGATCGTTACATCGACTCCACCTTTGTTAATCCCGCGTGTGTAATACTGTCCGACCAAAGGCCGTTGCTCAGTAGCGGCAAGCTGGACGGGCCTAGTCCGTTCTGCGGCAGTCTCAGACCTAAACCAATTTCATCGAACTCAGGAGAAAAGCCGTGGACATCGCCCAGGCACTCGAAACCCTTTCCGAGCAGAACGACAAGGCCACCCTCGTCGAACTCGCAACCCAGATCGAAACCCGCAGCGCGGAGTTGGCCGAAGGAGATATGTCTCCCGAGGTTGCCGCCGAGCTGGAGACCCTCGCCGACAGCTACGAAGCGGTCAACGGCCGCCTCGTCGAGATTGAGACCGTCGAAGGTGAGCTGAAGGCTCGCGCCGACGAAGCTCTCCTCCGGATCACCGGTGACATCGAGGAAGCCGCCGTCGAAGAAGCCCCCGAGGCAGAAGCCGCCGCTGAGGAGACCGAAGTGGTCGCCGAAGAGGTCGAGGTCGAAGAGGTCGCCGTCGAGGAGACCATCGAGATCGAAACCCCAGCCGCCGCTGCTGCTGAAGCAGTCGCCGCGATCGAAGTGGTCGAGGAAGCTGCCGCCGCCCCGAAGCCGAAGGCCAAGGCACTCGCCGCAGCCCTCACGGCTCGCCAAGCGACGAAGGCTCCCGAGACGAAGGTGGAGGTCCCCGAGACCAGCACCAATCCTCTCGGCAACGTGCAGCTCGCTGCCACGAACCTCGCCGGAGCCGATTTCACCCCCGGCACGTCGATGGACCTCAAGTCCATCGCCAAGGCGATCTCGACCAAGCGTGGACGGATGGGCGTCGTGCCCGCCGGTGTCCACGATGAGCGGATCACCGTGGCGACCGCCGAGATGCCCTGGGACGCAGCGTCGTTCTCCAGTGGTGTCAGCGCCTCCCTCCAGGAGGGAAGCGAAGAGTCGAACTTCTTGACTCTCCGTGAGACCCAGCAGCAGGCGACGGCCCTCGTCGCCTCCGGCGGTCCTTGCTCCCCCTTCCCCCCGAGCTACGAGATCTTCCGTCTCGCTCAGCCCCACGATCCTGTGGCCCAGTGCCTCCCCTCCGTGGGAGCGCCCCGAGGTGGCATCAAGTGGATCGTCCCGCCGGACTTCCGTGAAGCCCGCGCCGGTGTCGGTACGGTCACCTGCGCTGAGGACGAGGCCGGATACGGCTCCGGCTCCGGTCAGGCGACTCCGAAGCCCTGCATCCAGTTCGATTGTCCCGACACGGACGAGTGCTGTGTCGTGGCTGTCAGCCACTGCATCCGCTTCGGCAACCTCAACTTCCGGACCTTCCCCGAGTGGGTCGAGAGCCGGACGATGGACCTCATGGTCGAGTTCACCTCGGTCAAGGAAGTCCTGTACCTCGACGTGATCGACGGCGAGTCGACCCCGACGACGACCGATCCGCTGGACGGCTACGGCCTCTCCCGTCGGATGTTCTCCGACGCTGTCAAAGCTGCTGCGGCCTACCGCAAGCGCAACGGCATGAACGTCAACGCGGTCCTCGACTGGGTTGTTCCCAGCTGGGTCATGGACGCAGCGGTCGTCGACCTCGCCAACGACCACAGCCTTGGGCTGGAAGTCCTGGCTGGCCGGATCACCGCCGAGATGTACTTCCGCACGCTGGCGGCCAACGCCAACCTGCGCCTGTGCGTGTACTACGACTCGGCGACCGGCGAAGGCCAGGCGTTCTCGGCCACCCAGGCGGGTACTCCCGCTGCTCCGGGTGAGCTGAACGATTGGCCCGAGGATGCGGTGACGTACCTCTTCTCGCCGGGCACCTTCGTCCGCCTGGACGGTGGCAGCCTCGACGTCGGACTCATCCGGGACTCGGCCCTCAACCGGACCAACGACCTGGAGATCTTCGCTGAGGAGTGGACCCAGGTCTGCAAGATCGGCATCGAGTCCATCAAGATCACCCACCAGGGCCTCTGCCCGAACGGTGCTGCTCCGGAACCCGACGCACTCATCGTCTGCGGTTCCTGATCCAACCCCGCTAGTCATCCCCGACCCCTCCCTCTGGGGTCGGGGATGTACCCGGCAGTAGAGGGAGGAGTGCCTGATGGGCCTACTCGGACCAGACGCAATAGTTGAGCCAATCGAGGCGACTCCGCCCCTTCATGGACTCCTCGACACCGCCAGGGAAGCCCGCGACCCCGCGGGAACTCGGTGGGAGATGGGGTTCACTTTCGCTCCTTGGGCCTGCTCCAACGGTGGAGTGTGGGTGCCATGCCAGGATCGAGTCGACGAAGGTCTCGGTCTCGGAGGCTCGGGTTCAGGTTCCGGCGAACAGACCAAAGACTCCGGTGAAGCAGGAGACCTTATTGAGTTCGTCCCCTTCGTGGTGTGGGATGAGCGGACCTGCAACACCCTCGGGTTCAGGACCATCGACTACAAGGGGCAGGCTGTCCGCCGCCTCGAAGCATCCCAGCACAAGCAGGTCGAGTACGAGTTCTGGACCGGCGCTCAGATGAACCAAGCTGAGCTTGCCGATGGGTCCCCAGTGGCGAACATGAGCCTCACCAACTCAGTGTCGCTCGATCAGATCGTAAACCCGGGAACAGCACAGAATCCCACTCCGGTTTCCTTGAAGACTTCTCTGCGCCTTCTGGCTCAGGCTCTCGCCAACTGCGCCCAAGGAAGTCGCGGAATGATCCACGCCACCCCCTACGTGGCGGAGGCGTGGGCGGACGAGGGCTACATCAAAGAGGAGGGCGGGAGGCTGATGACGATGACCCGCGGGAACCTTGTAGTCGACGGCGGCGGCTACCCGGGCACCGGCCCCAGCGTCCTCACAGTCGACCCCGCAGTCGCTGACTCCGATCTCGTGTGGGTCTATGCCACAGGGATGGTGGAGTGGCGACTCAGCGAAATCATGACCGTCCCGGATGAGAACGAGATCCGCGAGGCCCTCGATCGTCGCATCAACAAGATTGAGTACCGAGCCGAGCGGTTCGCCGCTGCGGTCTGGGATGACTGCTGTACGTTCGCCGTTCTCGTGGACGTGTGCGCTGGCGGTTGTTGATGAATGGCTTCGGGGCGCAGCTACCCACATGCACGAACCCCGACATCGACACTCTCTGTGAACCGACGGTATCCGGATTCGCTGACCTACCTATTGGGTCGGTTCCGACCATTCTCGCCGATGTCACCGGAGGCCCGATCGCCGGACCCTTCGGCGGAATGTTCACAGCCTGGGGTCCCCAGGTCGACCTCGTTGTCACGAACACGTCACCGTGCATCATCCAGTTGCAGTTCGATCTTCAGTCCCCTGCGGTCTTCGCCACACTGCCGGTTGGGGCCTTCGCTCAAGCCGCCGTCCTCTTCAACTTTGGGACTGGGTCCTCACCGACACCAATCTCCGTACCGGGAACCTTCTTCTCCCAGTCCGGGTTCATGGGGCAAGAAAATACCGGGACTTTCGTTCAGCGCCATCTGGTCGGCCCGGGCGCTGGGTCCCAGTTCGCCTTCTTCCCTTTCTCGCTTGCTCCTGGAGACTCGATCTTCCTCTCGCACCGTCTGGCGGTCGATGTCACTGGCATCGCCGGAGGGTCCGTCGTCTTCGTGGGCGGACCCGAGGTACGGGTCGTCGGCCTCAATGATGGGGCACCATGAATTATCCAGATAACGGGAGACTTCCCCCAAGCGCCTCTTCGGTCGACTACACCTACTGGAAGGACGGCTCTGGACTGATTGAGTCCGGTGGGTGCTCGGGCTTCAATGCCGTCTACCGCGATGCCGGTGGGAACATGGTTTCCCAGTCATTGACGAAGCCGAAATCTGCGAGCTTCATCACACAAGGTGCCTACCGTCTCCTCTACGATGAGAATTACGCATCCGCTTACGGAGGCTTCTGATGGCTGAAAACGTAGGGGCACAACTCCCCACCTGCATCCCGGGCGACAGACCCCTCGCTGTCACCACAACCCCCGAGACGTTGCGCGGCGACGCCGCGAACCTCCTCGGCGTAGGTACATGGGACATCACTGTGGACCCCACAGGTACTGGCGTACGGTCGGTGACGATGATGCGCCGCGCTGGCGGAGATCCAGGGGACGTGACAATCACGTCCACGACTGGGGCGATGGCGTTCTACGTCGGCGAGACCTTCACATGGGATGTGACGACTGGGCCGCTCTCGGTTACGTCTGTCGACGCCGCGACCGACGTTGTGATTACGTGGACTGAGCTGCCGTGACCACCGCAGCAACACAGGACCCTCGACCCGTGTCGACGACTGAGTTGCTGACATCTGCCAAGTCGACGTTGGCCGCCGTGTCTGTGACCAACGCTGCCACCCTCGTCCTGGCGGCTGATGCGACGAGGACCGGCGCCGTGTTCCAACCGACCGACGCCGACATCTACATCGGTGATTCAGGGGTGACTGCGACGACCGGGATCTTGTTGACGGCTGGGACGCCGTTCACCGACACGTTGACCGTTGATGCCTGGTATGGGATCACTGCATCTGGCACTGCTGACTGTCGGGTTCTCGAAATCACGGCATGACCTCGCTGGCTCGTTCTGGTGGTGGAACGCTCACTGACCAATTTAGAGTCGGTAGCCGCTTGACGATCGACAGGGCCACCGGTCCTATTGTCGATACGTTCCCGACCACCATCGACCCGATCGTGGCGATGGAGACGCCCGGGTATCCCTACACGCTGAACGGTGCGGACGACTACAACGTCGTAGCGAACACGTACGCGACCGTGTCGCCCGGTAATTCCAACGTCACGGCTCACGTCGACCTCGGGGCTGGGGACTTCGAGTGGCGGTGTCGGATGAGGACAGGTGCTTCTTCTACGCCTCGGTGCGGAATGAGCTTCAGGACTACCAACAATTTCAATTTCATTGGGATGCGCGCCCGTGCGACCTTCCCGCTTGAAGTCATCAAGTTGGATGCTGGAGTGTTCACGCAACTTGCTACTGGTGGCGCTACCGGTGCGGTCGACACGATCCAGTGGTACAAGTTCTCGATGGTCGGAAACACATTCACGGTCTACGACCCGATAGCTGACACCGGGTCCGACGTGGAACCGAATATGTCCGCGATGACAGTGGCTGTGTCCTACTCGTTGTCCGTTGCCGAGCAGGCTGTCTACCCTGCCTCGCTCACCCGGAGCGGCATGACCGCCTTCCAAAATGGTCAACGCTGGTACGTCATCCGGGCCTACGCACTATGACCGCCTATCGCGTTCCTGTTGTGGGTGACGGTGACGAGATCCCGTATGGGCCAGCGGTCCTCCCTGATAGGGGAACCTTCTATTACGATGGCATCCTGACGTGCGTGGTGTTCTGTGATGAACCCATCGAGTCGATCCGGGCTAAAGCACCGAGAGGCATCGTGGTTGTAGAATTGTCGAGAACTGATCTGAAGACCGACACGACGACCGACTACCCGCCAGCCGACACCCGAGACATTCTGTTCAACAAGGGCAAACGATGACCACGAACGCTGCACAAGATCCCCGCCCAGTTGAGATCACGACCGACCCTGAGTTTCCGGTCACGATCGCGCCGTCCAGACCCTCTTCGACCGCGTTTGGTCGGCTACGAGTCGCTGACCCGTACAACCTGTTCGATACGAAGCTGCTGTACGACGATGCGCCGCTCCTCTGGTATTTCGCATCCTCTGGTGGAGCGTTCACTCAGACGTATAACGCGACCCGAGCCAGCGTGACTCTCTTTGGACCGGGCGCTGGCGGTTTCGGTATCCGGGCCACGAATCGTAAGTTCAACTACGAGCCTGGCAAGTCCCAACTCATTCTGATGACGTTCGTGATGGGGGCTACGCCGACTGGCTGCACGAAGAAGGTCGGGCTTTGGGACACCATCAACGGCGTGTACTTCGAGAACACTGCTGGGGCGTTGTCGTTCAACATCGACAGTTTCGTGACGGGTGCGACCGTCACGACGTCGATCCCGCAGGCATCGTGGAACCTTGACCCATTGGACGGCACCGGTCCGTCCGGGATCACGTTGGACATCACGAAGGCGCAGATCCTCGTCATGGACTTCCAGTGGCTCGGTGTTGGTTCTGTCCGGTTCGGGTTCGACATCGACGGAGACATCGTCTACGCCCACCAGCAGGACCATGCGAACACGGCTACGTCTGTGTTCATGAGCAACCCGAACCTCCCGCTCAACTACGCCATCATCACTGCCGGGACAGGTGCAGATTCGACCCTTGAGTGCATCTGTTCGAGTGTTGTGTCCGAAGGTGGTTCACAGTCGTTTGGTAGAAACATCGCGGTCACGAACGGGACGACGGCTGTGGCGATGGCGAACTCTGCGTTGGCGTACGCATTGGTTGGAATCCGGCTCAAGTCGACGGCGCTGAGTCAGACCGCGATCATCCAACGAATCACCGCTATGTCAGCCACTGCCAACGACTACTGGCTATGGGAGTTGCGGTGGAACCCAACCGTCGCCGGGGTGTTCACCTACGCTGACGTGACGAGCAGCCAACTCCAAAGTGCCATCGGTGTAGCCGCGAACACGGTGACCGGAGGAACGGTTGTTGCTGCTGGATACGTGTCCCGTGAAGGCGAGGTTTCCATCGACGAGTCGATTGGCCTTGTCCTCGGCTCAACCGTGACGACCCGAGACACCTACGTCCTTTGCGGCCGACCTGTGAACACACCCATCTCCGTCCTTGGCGGCATCGTTTGGAAGGAAGCCTGATGGCATTCTGGCGGATAGGACTTTCCGGCGACATTGTTGAAGCCGACACCCCACCGACACCGTTGGCGATTCCGCTGACCGACGAGCAGGCTGCCGAATGGTTGGTTCCCCACCCGACATGGTGGGACGTTAATGGTGTCCCAGTCGAGGTAACTGATGGCTCAAAGCCAAGAGGCACTCCCTTGTCGAGAGAGGACTACCTTGCGGCGATTTCCCCACGGCCGAAGTCTCGAACCATCACTTCGCTGACTGGCGTCGCGCAGTCGCACGCCACCGACGACGAGGCCGCCCAAGTCCAGATCTATGTTCTCTCCCCCACTGGAGGCTCCGTCGGTTCTCGCCCCACCATCAACGGGCAGCCAGTCGCGGCGACGTCAGCCCCGTACACGTTCGGACGCGGTGAATCACTGACCATCGAAACAAATGACGCAAGTAATGATCTGGTCATAGTCGAAGAATTCTGAGATGGCGTAGACCCAACCTGTTTGAGATCGAAAGAAGAACCAGCCGCCGAAAGGCGACAGAAGGAGAAGAAATCATGAGAAGTATGGCCGGACGCCACAGCCGATTCCCGGCAGTGAATCGAAACATTCCTCGCGGTGGCCGCGCCGTCATTGATGCCGCTCCGTCACTGGCCGCCACCCCAGCGCCGCCTCCGCCTCCGCCTCCGGCCCCCGAGCCGGAACCAGTCGAGGTCGAGGTCGAGGTCGAGGAGACCGAAGAAGAGATCGCAACCGAGACCACTGAGCAGGTCGAGGCAGACGACAACGAGGTCTATTCCCACGTCGGAGGAGGCTGGTACGAACTGGCCGACGGCCGCCGTATCCAGGGCCTCGACAACGTCAAAGCCGCCCTCGAAGAGGATGGTTCCCCCACAGGCGACTGATCGTCGTCTATGCTCAACTCCAGTACCCCAAATACATAAGGTGTGATTCGACTCGGATGACACCTCCAAACCACAGGAGGAACAACGGATGTCTACAATCTGTTGCCCAAAGTCCATCAAAGGACTCGCCATCCGGGTCACGAAGGCCGACATCTGTTGCGCCGCCGCCCCGGAGACCGAGGCCAATAGCCGCGTGGCGACCAACGGGTTCGTCACCCTCTCGCTCTCTCCGGAGATCGAAGCCGGTGAGGAAATCACCGTCAAGACCGCCGACGGTGCGATCTGCATCGACGACAAGGATCCCGACATCCTCAAGCGCCTCACCATCGAGGTGCTGCTCTGTGGGGTTCCGATCCCGCTTCTGGAGCTTCTGCTTGGAGCCTCGGCTCTGACCGACGGCGGCGGCAACATCGTTGGCGCGGCCCTGCCGTCGCTGACCGATCAGCCCTCGGCCGCGAACCCCCTCATGCGTCAGCTGGAGGTGTGGAGCCGGAACAAGGACACCGCGTCCTGTGCCCCCGGCAGCACGGTGCTGCCCTATGTCCAGTGGCTGGTGCCCTGTACCCAAAACTGGCAGATCGGCGGCGACCTGGAGTTCTCCATCACCCAGCTGGAGATCACCCTCACCGCTGATGGCGAGGGAAGCCCCGGCTGGACCCCGTCGGTGGCTGCGGAGTGGACCGCAGGTCAGATCGCGACGATCCAGGGCGGATCCGGTTCGCCGTTCGCATGGAAGTGCGTCGCCGCACTCCCCGACGTCGACGACTGCGCCTACGTCCCGGCAGCCAGCGGCTCCTGATCCCCGACAGGAATCAGTGAACATCGGAGGCGGTCCCCACGGGGGCCGCCTCCGGCGCGTCTAGGATTGGAGAGTCATGAGCATTCCAACCGTAGGACCCTGCGAGCCGTGGACAAGCCGCGAGGAGATGGCGTCCTGCGCGGATTGCCCCGACCCGCTTCCTGTCGCCGGGTCAGGGGACTTCGACTCGGTCGAGGCCGCCATCGACTTCGCCTCCCAAGTCCTCTTCGGACTCTCCGGTCGCCAGTTCCCCGGCGCCTGTCCGGTCGTCATCCGTCCGTGCCTCGGGGCGAACTGCGGATGCAACTCGACTCGCCGTTTCGGTGGACCCTACGGATCGAACTACGGATGGTGGTACAGCTACCCATCGATCCCACTTCGCCTCGATGGCCGGTGGGTCAATGTCGGTCTGTGCTGCGGTGAATGCGACCTCGACTGCATCTCGCTACCCGGGCCGATCCGCGAGATCGTCTCCGTTCGCATCGACGGCGTGACTCTCGTCGAAGGCACCGACTACATCGTCAACGGCTTCCGTCAGCTCTGTCGTCTCGGAACAGAGACGTGGCCCTGCACCCAAGACGTCGGGAAGCCCGCGACCGAAGACAACACCTTCGAG